AGTTGAACCACTTATTATCTATTTGTGGGGAGAATCTGGAGTTGGAAAATCTGGTTTGATGTACATGTTGGCTACTGATCTCTTGCGTATTGATGGGATACCACGTGATACCGAAGGGAGACCAGATATTACGCAGGAGATCTATAGTCGGAATGTTGAACAAGAATTTTGGGATGGTTATAAAAATCAACGTATTATCTTGTATGATGATTTTGCTCAAATTGTTGATTCTGCTGCAAATCCAAATGATGAAATTATGGAGATTATACGAACCGGAAATTTGACCAAGTATCCACTCCATATGGCCTCTTTAGAAGAGAAGGCTCGAACTAATTTTACATCTCGTGTGATTATATGTACATCGAATATAGACGTTTCAGAGTTAAGACCAACATCAATTGTGTCAGCTGAAGCATTGCGAAGACGCTTTGATGTATGCGCTCAGGTTCGCATACAGAAAAAGTATGCAACGTATCGTCAAACTGACAATGGAGAGAGGGGTTTCCTTGATTCAGCCAAGGTTGCTGAATTAACAGGTAAGCCCTTATCGACTGATGTGTATGTGGTGACTCTGACTGATCCAATTTCAGGAGATCGATCCAAAACCAATATGTCGTATGTTCAATTTCGAGATTATTGTATGAAGAAGTATGAAGCCAAATTCAAACAGTGTACAGCATTACATGAATATTTGCGTGAACATGCAGAAACCGAATTGCGTGCTGAAATTGGCTTCGCGACTAAGTCACTTGTTCAGTCATTGACTCTCGAAGAGTTGAGTGCTTTGGGCAAGGAAAAGGTGTGCAAATTTTGGGAGAGTATTCGAAATCATGAAGCTCGTACTTGGGTAAATGAAAAGATTTCCTCTAGTATAGATGCTGTCTTGAAGCAGGGCGAAGAAAGTTGGCAAATGTTTGTTTCTTGTAAAGGGAAATACAACATTTGGAAGGATGAGTGTGTTCAGAAGGTTGGTTTGCTGATTGAAAGAGATTTTGTCTTTTCAAGAACTTTGGTAAATACCGTTAAGGAGCGAATTTGTAAGGTTCCCGACTATATGTCGGAAATTGTCAATGAGTTGAAGACCCTTGCACATGGTTTCAAGGAACAGTGTAAGAGCGTTTTGAGTAAGATCAAAG